CAACCATTGACGCATCGCCATAGGTCCAAACTTTTCACCATCAGTATTACCGAATTCAGCCACAAAGTCTGCAAACGTAGCCATTGTTATTGGCACAAATGCTCGGCCCTGATTGGCTGTTCCAATCACACCTGCAGGTATTCCGGTCGGAGCAGCCTTAGTTGGGCCCGATAGATCGATTTCTCTTGTAGAAACCCCGGGGCTCTTAAATGTCAGTTCAGCCATTTCAAAAAATCTCCTGTTTCTCTCTTAACTATATCACGCAAAGTCTACGCCGCTGTTTGTAATGATAAAATCTATCGCAATAAACTCAATCGCCCTTGTGGGTACGACAACGATCCTACCATTCAACTTGTTGCTTTCAACATCTTGCGCGCTATTGTTTGTGTCATCCATGACAACTTTGAATGACTCAATACCCTGCTGCGCTTGAATCGCGGCTAGTAATGGAGTCACTAGATTTATAAAGCGTCCTCTCGTCGCAGCATTATTTGGCTCAAACAAAATCTTGTTTGCGACCGCAACCACCTGACGCTTCAATTCAAGCATCATACGACGTACATTAACACGATCCAATGCAGACTGAGACAGCTGCATTGTCTTTTGTCCGAATATTACAAACCCACCATTCGGGAAGTTTGCTATTGGGTTGATTCGTACATCGTATAAATCATCTCGATCGCTAGCAGTCAATCTTGCGTCAGTATTGGTTACCATCCCAAGACTTCCTCGATTAAATCCTGCGGGGGCGAACCAAGGATAAGCAACTGCGTCATTATACCCAAGCGCTGCCAAGGCGGCAACTGACGATGGGACCAATACAGCTTGCTGATTGTTTGAGTCAGTAATATACACATCAGGGAAGTATGTCGCACAATAGTTGTTATCGATTGCTCGAGACTCAAATTGCTCCGCCGTTTCACGAACATCTGGGAATGAATCCGACGAGCTCTTGATAAGAGTTCTGTTCTCATCACCAAATAGGCGACCAGCATTCTCAGACCACGATGGGATGTCCATAAGGTAAATAGCCATGGAGTATGCCTTCGTCCTATCAGCAGCCCAATCCGTGACATAAGAATCTCTTATTCCAGGAATGGAAAGAATGTTATTTCGAACCGTCATAGGGTCGGTCATAATTCTGGCAGCTTCCCGATAAGCGAAAATATTGTTATTGAGTCTACCGTCTCCAGCTGGATTACTTGCAAGCCCAATTGTTGTTGCAGAGAATTCCGATGATGCCTTTCCTGTCTCTCCAGAGGCGTCTGTTGACGTTGCTCTATCGTTCATTAAAGACATGTCCTTGTCCAAGATGTTTAAGCCATCCCAACCACCGTACATTGGTGTTGTGAACTTCAGATATGCTGTAAATCTATTAAACTTAATGGACGAAGACTGTGCTAGTGTTGCGAAGGTGACACGCTTACCATATCCGTCTGGATCTTCTATAACATATGTCTGAGAATCTGGAACACCATTCCTGATGTATGCTGCTTCTAGCATGTGCTCTTTTGCGGAAGCCGTAACCTCTGAGAGCAGAGTCGCGGCGGTTGTATCACTTCCTGTCCCAGCCAAGGCGACCTTTGCAAGGGTGAACTTGTTAGCGTTGAAAGCATCTACTGCGCTTCCCGATACTAGAGCATCAAGTTTAGAAATTCCCTGGAACTTAGTATATGCAGCCACGGTTGAATTCGGGGCAGAGGAAATATTCTGATTCAAGATTGCGTTAGTAACGTCATCTTCCTTTGGACATCTTTCAAATTTTACACCCCAGTAAAAGCGACCATCCACTCTTTCATCATCTCCGGGCCAGCCTGACATGAATGCGGTGGTGGATACAGCACCTCTGGTCACCTTAAAGCGCATTGGAAGGGGAGGAATAATCGATCCAGTCATTACGAGGCCATCAGCACTACAGTCACCCCACAACCGTGTGTTTTCAGTGTTTCCATAGGGAACGCCGCCAAACTCAAGGCGTGATAGAGAATTATCAGTTAAAGAATCAGCCGTCTTGAGGGCTGGAATACCAGAAAAGCCGAAAGGTAAAGAGTCAGTAGGAACCTCACTTCTATATACCGCTTCGTTTATAACCGTGCGAATGTATACCGACTGATTGGGATATTTTCCACTGACGATGATTCGACGTTCGTCATCATTTTCAGCATCAAAGTTATACCACGTCTTATAGTCGCCAACTTTTCTACCAATAAAGCTTTCAGAATTTGGGTCTAGATTGCACTCTGGATAGCTCTCAAGAATCTGAGGGGCTAAGTCGGTATCGTCGAATCGTCGAACCTGGACCTCGAATGTTCCGTACCTATAATTCTTGTTTGTACTAGCGCGAAGGTTTGCTATAGAAATCTTTACTTTATCATTTCCGTAAGCACCGTCAGATAGACTTTCGAACCGGAAAAGAGGATACTCTGTCCCTCCGAATGGTTGCGAAATAATCTGGGGACTTGTGGGTGTTGTGTAGCGAGTATCATAACGCCCAAAGAGCATTGTGAATTCATTCCCTGCACCAGACTGTAAAGTTTTTCCAAAGTTTGCAGACCCAGACAGAAGGGCCACGCCGGCTGCGGAGTCCGCAACTGGTGCAATTTCATCTTCAACGGCAAAATCAAGATATAGGAGATGCTGTTCTTGAACGAATTTCGTGGGGTCGGTGTTCAATACATTCGAGATGTATGCTGGAGAAGCTGGATCTAAAGATGCAGAAACAATCTTGACACCCGGTACCACAGTACCATTATTATCTTCTTGGTTCGCAAAAGTTGTCCCAAGCGAAGATGAAATAACGATAGCAAATAGACCATCACTATCAATTTGGCACTCATCGTCGACGGTGCTCGTCCACGTTTCATCCAGGTCTATAACTTGTGTACGTGCTGTTGTGGCATTAAAAATAACACCCCGAACTATTTTCATAGCATCGGCGTTATTAAAGCTCGGATTGTCAGTGAACTCTGGCATCGCAACTGCTTCGGAGGCTGCAGCATCATGTCGAGCACATAGGAACTGTACAACGCCATTGTTTGCATTAGAAGTCGAAGCAGAAACGTTACCGGACAAAACAAGACCAGCATTAACAACTGTTCCATAATTTTGTGTGTTCGTTATCTGTGATGTTGTTTCATTCGCTCCGGCACCTAAAACGCGCATGTACGTTGCAGCAGTTCTATTTTTTAAGAATGCTTGAACCGCGTATGGTCCAAATCGATCAGAATCTATTGTTCCAAATCGATTAACAAAGTCTTGAAAACTACCCACAGTTACGGGTACAAATGCTGGTCCCTTCTCAGCAGTGCCTATAATTCCTGCTGGAACTCCGGTTATTTCGGTCTTTCTTGTTGACGCATCTATTTCGCGCTCAAAGAAGCCGGGGGATCTAAATGTCTGTTCTGCCATGAGTCGGGTCTCCTGGATCTACTTTCATCACAAATAACTATTTCGTGCAAAGGGTAAATGTCATATCAATCCTTGAAGAGATCACCTAAATCTATAGAAAATCCACTCGGAGGTTGAGTTGATTGTCTAAAAACGGTTTCTCCCTTTCTATTGTTTGCATATAACACGTTTAATTGAATGTGTTCATCCTTCCCAGTGAAGGGGTTTCTTTTAGTAATTATTACCTTCGGACGGTTCGGATATGAAGCTGCTGTTGTTACCGAATCTGAATTTGTAGATCCTATATTAGTAGCGTTCGAAACAACAGCGGCTGCACCAGGAAACCCACTCGTAAGTGTGCTATTAATTCCTGCTGGCATTGCTTGTCCAGGTATTCCCATATCTTCAGTATCAAGATTTTCTAATATAAATTGGCCAGGTTCCCCTGACGCAATCCCAGACGGCGGTCCAGTGTCCAATTGGGCATTTAATTCAGACGTACCAAAATTAATGTCTGGGGCTGAAATTGTTCTCCTAAATGGCACCGGTAATCCTATTTCTTGTGGAGCAACAACATACGCTGGAACGCTTACGTTGAAGCTATACTTAACTAGTCTTTCATCTTCCGAAAAGTCATCAAAATTATTACCGGGTGTTAAACTTGCGTCAATATACGCGGTGAATTTATACCCGGACGTCGTTGAAATCAAAAATGTTCTTTGATATTGGCTCGTATAACCGCCCATCAAAACAGTCAACAATGAATTCATTTCTTGAGTGTATTGTGTCCAAAAAGTAATTTCATAATTTGCAGTGTATTGCTTAATGGGCGGAATCTCTATAAATTCGACAATATTCTTTGAGGTATGAGGTGCCAACATAGATCCGCCACGTTTAGCAATTGGAAGCGCTGGTGCCTCTCTTCTAGTTGCAATCCTCCCGCCAGAAGTGCCACCACCCGTTCCAGCAGTAGTCCTTGAATCTGCGGCTACCGCCACAGAGTCAGAATTCTCAAATTCAAATCTATTCTGCAGGCGTTGATACCGAGGGTCATCTTCAGAAAGTCGAACCTTAATCGTAATTGGACCACCCTGCGCATGAATTGCGCCCTTGGCACTATTTTGGTCGATCCCGCTTCTTAAGATGGATATTAGTGGTAGAATAATCGCGCCGGCTTTATCTCTCAAAGGTTTGTTTCTTGCAAGGATAGCAAAACGCTCGCCAGTTGCGAAAATTATTGGGACCCTCTTCATTTCTTTCCGACGTTTATAAAAAAGAGGTAATTCTTCATTGAAAAAATTGAACAATGCTCTATCAACATCTTCTATCGTACAAGAGGGAATAGCAAAATCAGGAGGAATATCCTCACCTGAGTATCCTAAGTCTAGTGACCTACCCTTGAACGCTGTTGTATTATATCGTGTTGACATCTCTATGTCTCATCATAAAATCTTGAAGTGATTGGTGTCGGCTCATTCGGTGGAACCCTCTTAGAGACCTCAGCTGGTGCTGGTGTCGGAGGTAATTGCATCTTTCCTTGCTCTATTAGAGCACGGACATCACCTGTTGGGCCGAGCCTATTTTCAGCGAAGCCGCGTTGTTGAACAAAAACCTCTTGCACTGCTTTTGGATCTCCAGGATAATAGGCCTCGTCTGTTGGGCCGATTGGTTCCTTATTAATTAGACCCTTACGAGCTTGTTTGCCCTGGAGTTTCACGCCAGTTGTGTGCTCGACTTCGCCATATATTGTCGACTGCCACTGAAGTTGAGTTATTTCAAAGAATACCTCACCATAGCTAAAGTAATCGCCCTCTCTGACGTCGATGCCCTTATCAATTAAGTCTCTATAGTGTAAATAAGCACCAATTTCTTGATTCTTTCCCACACCAAAACGACCTGTTGTTACAACGGGGGAGTTCCACTCGATTGTCGCATCAATATCGATTGGAGGATCAAAGATCTTATTTACGGCCTCTTCATACACATCATGAATTTCCGTAAGGTCTTCCCGAATACGATAATAATAAATCTTTTGACCAATAACATCTTTCATGACTTCTTTAGTCAAGTCAGATATAAGATCAACTTCCCGGGGGGTGATAAAAAGACGAGCCATCAAATCACCTTAAGCTATTATTATTGTTTTGCCGAGTGGCATTGGGATTTTCTTTAATGCATTCTGAATATTGTCTGCGTCGGCGGCTTGACTCTCTAATATCTTGCTAAATGTCAACCCTTCCAGGAGCTCTATTAATTGGTCGCGTAAACGTGTTTGATCCTCCCTACCTCTAGTTATTAAGTCACCACCGTTTAATTGAAGGTCACCCGAAGGAATCGGTACAGAGCCGAATTTTGAACGAACTTGCCCAAGAAGCTCTTCGCATAGGGCGGCCGCAAATTGACGTATCCACTGTCTACCAACCGAATTAATCGTATTGTAAGCTATCCTACCATACGGAACGTTTGAAAGCCCAGATACCCCGTATATTGTATCATCTTTTATATCGGGGTCTAGAGGGTTTGGAGCAAAAGACACATTAAGCCATAAATACTTTGGATCATCTTGCGTAGGCATTGGGAATATCCGAATATTCTCGCCAGTAATCTTATAGGAATAATTTGATTTTCGGACGCGGTTCGAAATTCCCATTTGACCCGCTCGTAATACATCTTCGAATACCGGGAGCACATAAAAAACGGTTTCCGGAGTAAACGACTCAAAACTAAATTCATTATTCATGTAATTTATAGCTGAGGTCGTATCAAAAAAACGATATGCAGCAGAGGGGGTAAAATGATATACCTCGTTAATTTTAAGCTTTGTACGTGGGTTATTCTTGCTACTGCTAACCACTAATGTCGATCCGCCCGGTGATGTCACTAATGTTTCATAAATGTTATAGTCTTGCTGGTTCTTATTAAGCTGGATCGATCCTGACACTGCATTGTATGAACCTCCGATACCGGCTTCTGAGGCATACGGTTCGGCCATCCTAAGTAAGTATTCCAAGCTTTGTCTGGGGAACACTCCACCACCGTTAACGGTCATTGTATCCCCAGAGCCGGTGGGCATACCTAAAACATTGGAGATCTGAGACTTTGCGTCGGCCTCGTTTATAACCCGACCGTACTCAAGGGTTGCTTCTTCCAAACAACCCCAAATCTGCTTTTTTGTAAGCTCTACGCTCAAAATATCGTCGCCAAGCTTTCGCTTGACAAACGTAACTACACCGTCGGCCTCTGATTGAAATGCAGAGTCAGTATCGAAAAAACCGAATGGTGTTGGATTTCTAGTAAATGCGAATGTTGACATAGCTCACCCTGTTCTAACTATAGAACTCAGGCGCAAAAAATCACATTCGTCTTAGCGAATTAAAGCTTGCCGGTGTCTAGAAATCTACCATGCCGCTCACGAAACTGTTCCCACAAAATCTTTCTATCTCTTGCTCGAAACCAATCATAAATCATTGTAAGAAGCGCCGGGTTAGGTCCTCCAGCTGCTTGAACACTCGACAACGATGTAACTTTTTCTTTAAGATCGGCTACTTCATTTTCCAGCTGAGCAATACGATCAGAACTATCGGAGCTATCGGAGCTATCGGAGCTATTAGAAGTGGATGGTTTTGGCGCTTTCGTAGCTTTTGTAGGTTTTGTTGCTTTCGTAGCTTTTACGGTTGAATCTAGACTGGCTCTTGTTGATGGCATAAAAAATAACTCCCTTATTTCTAAGCTTAATCATAAACCACTTTACGAGCATGTAAAAAAAACGGGGCCCCCGAAGGGACCCCGTTAATTTATAGGGTTTGTGAACCGAACTTTATTAGATAATGTCCATGTTCATGACCGTCACTGTACCGTAGAAGTCGGAACGAACCATCTTCTTGCCATACCGAGTCATCACACCCTTACGAGGAGTGAAGTCCTCAGGAGCGAAGATTGTCGGAGTAACAATCAGGGGTACATAAGGAGCGTATACGTAACCAGTCTCAAGGTAGCTACCGCCCTTATACCCAACAAGAATCTTGTTGCGTGGGAAGTAGGGGTCCTTATAGACCGTGAAACGGTTGCTCAGGGTACCGACCTTCTCTGCGCCGAGAGTCATTCCACCAGTCACCTGACCGTCACCATCAATGGTGTAGGCTGGGCGGTAGAGGATCGAAGCCTCGAGGATGGTAGCAACATCAGGGCCAACGACCATGAAGTTTGCAGAGCCTCGGAGAGTCTTACGATGAATCTCATTAGCAACATCGATAATGGTCTCGACCAGGGTCTCGTACCATTCGCGAACCGTACCAGTAAAGGAAGGCCCGGCGCTGGCGGATCTAGTAACAGCTGCACCGCTACGCTTATTGACAAAGTCACCAGGCGAACGATTCCAGTAGAAGTTGGTATCAGCTTCCATCAAGAGATCGTTAAGGATCTCACGATCGATCTCAAGAGCAATCTGCTCAGAGAGGATTTGAGTAAGCTCAACCTCAGCGTCAAGGCTGTGGTAAGCATTCAAGTCCTGAGCAAGCTCTGGGGACCAACGAGCACGCAGCTTCCGAGTGGACGCCACGACCGAGATGCTCTCGATCTTGATGTCGATTTCGGGAATAACCGGTTGTGCATCGCTCTGGCTGAAGTTAGACTCGAAGACGGGAACCACAAGGGTATCGCCATCGCTACCAACACTCAGAGAGTTGCCCTTCGGGAAGACAACTGACCAGCAACCGAGGTCGCCTGTACCGATGTTCGTACCAGAAAGTACCATCAAGAGTGCAGAACCAGCCTTACTTGCAGCAGCCAGTGGATCACCAGAAATGGCGCCACCATCTGAACTGGACTTAACGAGCTGGTTAAGACGACGGATGTTATACACATTCCGGCCGCCCTGCCATGTCTCGCCAGGAACCGCAAGGTCAGTATAGGGAGCTGCCATACCATCACCAGCCTCGTTCTGAAACGCGGTGTCAGTACCAGATATAACAAGTGCTGCTTCCTTAATCATACGAGGATCGAACTCGGACCCGAGGGTGCCAAGATCAACGGTAACGAAACGGAATGTTCCGCTCTCTGAATCGATTGCCCTAGTTACCTGGGGATCGAACTGGAGAAACCGACCATCTGCACCAGAAGATGCAGCGGAGCCAGCTGTCGTTGCACGACTTTGAGTTGCACTGCTTCCAAGCACGAACTGGTTGGTTGCATCAAGAGTAACATTAACTCTTGAGTGAACCTTTGAATAACCAGAACCAGCCAAGTCATACTGTCCACCTGTTCCCAACGAACCAGAGCGAACGCCCTTACCCGCGGGGTTATTATATATGGACTGACCCTTGCCGTATGTGCTCTTAGTGGCTGTACCAAGACCGGTATCATTGTTACTGGTCGTAGTTGTTGAAACTCCACCCTGGTTAGTACCATAAGTGTAGTCAAGGTAGAAGAGCAGCCCGGATGGCAAACTCATCGGCTGGATTGAAACCAGCTCATTCGCAACCAGACCGCCGAATACTCGACGAACGATTGGGAATGCAATATTAGTGAAACCTCGGATGTCACCAGATGCGGCTGCAGGCGCTAGCCCACCACCACCGAGAGTATTCTGCTCTCGTAAAATCTGACCTGCCTGGTTCTCGAGCAACTGTGCCATGTTTTCACGATGGACGCTCTCGAGACCCCGCAAGAGACCAGTCCGAGTCCACTTTTCTGTAAGGCGCCGACCGTGATCGCCCATATGGCGCGCTCGGATACCTTCGGTCAATTGACCAAGTGTGAACTTCTTAGACATTTTTATTTTCTCCTTTAGAAATTAGCGTCTACTTGTTGTTAATTCCGGCGAGAACTGCCCAACGATCAGTCTGTCCCGACTCAGAAGCAGATGAACTGCCTCGGCGAGTAGGTCTAGATGAAGATCCAAGGACTCTTCTTCCGGTTGATCCCTCAGAAAGGGACCGCTTCTTGAGTGAGCGAGTCAAGCTGTCATAAACAAGCTTGGCTTCTCGAACAGTCTTGGCACTATCTAAAGCCTCGACAATGGCACGCTGCTGCTTAGAACTTACATTACGATTTTGCATCAGTTTATTCACGTAAAGCAGTTTTGCGTTAAAAAGATTCATTTCAGACAGCTTACGCTTGAGAACTCGGTTCTCAGCAACTGTCTTGGGGTTCCGACGAGTTCGTCTGCCGGCAGATGCTTGACGGCGGCGCTGTTCAGCAACACGGCGTCGTCTACGGAGTCTACGCTTGTAGGACTCAGGCATTGCATCACCAGCAGAAGGCTTGGGACCAACATCAGGTGTGGGAACACCAGGATCACCAAGCTCATCAGCTAAAGCATTAATAAGGTCGTCTTCATTGACATCAAGAATAACATCGCCCTCATCCTCGCCACCATGTGCAAGTGCTGGATCAGCTGCAGCAGCTCTCCCAACTTCCTGCTCGGCAAGTCGACGTCTCTGACGAAGCTTACGAAGCTCCATCTTCAACATACGGGGGTCAATCTCATAGACCTCTCCAAGGTCAAGTTCTTCGACTTCACCTTCATCTTCCAGGGCTTCGCCCTCATCCTCAAGTTCCATACCCTCATCTTCAAGGGCCTCACCTTCTTCTTCTTCTGCGCCAAGCCACGATACTTCCACATCGGCGGCAAGGGCGTCCAAGTCTAAGGCTTCCTCATCCTCGAGGACTTCTTCTTCCACGCCGAGACCCAAAAGATCGTCGTCGGAAAGAACGATTTCCATTTCATCTAATTCGTCGCCACCAGCTTCAAAAAGGCGGTTGAAGATGGCGCGGCTTCGTCGATCAGTCATTGTTTTCATCTCCTTTAATGTTTCGAAAATTGCAAGACGAACCTTTTTCTCATTGCGATTAGAACTAACTATTGATTCTTTACGCAATTTGATCATTTCGCTTAAAAGTTTTGCATATGACTTTTTAATTACAGCACGTTGCTGCGAAGACAATTGACGATATTCAATGCCCTCCAACAATGCGTCCATTCTCCTAACCTTCCTCCGAAGCCGCACATTTCTTTCTGTGAGCTTACTTCCTTTGGAAGACTTAGAGTTGCGTCGCAGCCTGTTCATGGCATTGACGCTCTCTCGTGAGAGAGAAGAATTTTCAGATACGTTTACAGAAACGTCACCCTGGGCATTTACTACCACTTGAGCTTCATTATCTACTTCGACGGCATCTTCATCGTCGACCAGTTCATCGGGAGCCGCTAATTCCTCAGCAGGTAGTAGTGAATCCATTGACATGTCAACGATCTCGACGTCATCAACTGGGGCACCCATTGCTTCCCAGTCTTCTCCGTCTACTTCTTCGACTTCAACATCTTCGACCTGCTCAGAAAGAAGCTGTGCTTCAACCATCGCCTGGATTTTGGGTGTGAGTGCTTCAATAATCTTGTTTTTTGCGCTCTGTTCGGCCATAGCTTTGAGCTCTTGAGCCTCCTGAATCGCTTCCATGTAAAGATTTGTTGACATTATATCATTCCTTAGCGCACATTTTAAATATGCAATGAAAAAAGAAGATTACTCCCCTTCGCTATTCATTTTCCTTTTCTTGCTTCAAGATACTGCTAATTACCTTTCTTAATTTAAGAATTGACGGGTCTTCACCAGTCTCAAGCTCTGAAAACGTTATCTCATCATTGGCATTCGCCGGTGGGATTGGGGCGTGAGCCCATCCTCGCTCTGTTCCGGTTTGTAGTGCGCTACCCGGAGTGAACGCCATTGGACTATTCACCCCGCCACCAACTTGTATCCTATTTCTTTTATACATACGCGGGAAAGGTACCATTCCGGTTCCGGCAGTGGCTTCATTCGCTATACCAACCCGCATATTCCCACCTTGAAAGGTGAAGTGATCTGCTGCGCGACTGGAAAGGTGATCTCTATGGTCTGCTCCACCACGCATTTTGTTAACGACTTTCTTTGCAATCTCTTCATCTTCATCCGTTAATGGCTCGTCGGTTTCAACTGGCGCAGAATATGGAAAATTTCCACCCTTCATTCGGGGCTTATGAAAACGGTCAGACGTTCTTCCGTAGCCGAACCCTTTGTTCGTATCGTAGCTCCGTCCAGAGCGGCGACCAATGCTTACAGGAAGATCTGATCCATTCATTATAATTTATGCCGCGTCGCCAGATGCTTTCCCTAGGGAATAATCACCTAACTTTGTAGCTGATTGTGCTGCTGACGCCGCGGAAGGTTCAAGTTGAGAACCAACACCGCCACCCCACTGGGCATTTGGAGTTTGACCCCAGCCATCAGGCGGATCCGCTTGATCGGTTGGATTCATACTTCCAGGTCCAGGTGATACAGGGTTTGGTGTCCATGGCGAACCTGGTAGACCACCGCCACCAACCTCAACGTCTCCGTAGTTGGGCGCATTGACATAATCACGATTAAATTCACCGAATGTATGTCCGCCGTCATTTACAACGCCGTCGAGTAAAAGCTCTTGAGCTTTCTCTTTGACGGTGGTATCCGTCATTTCACCAAGATATATGGGCGAAGCGGGAAAGCTAGCCTTGATCGTCTCAGTTCCAGAAGTCCCCGACCCATTGGTGGTTACAACTGATTCTACCATTCCTTGTTTGTGTGTGGGCATGTTCTTGTTCCTTTAAAGTTTTTTAGTGATTCTTCTACGCAGCTTCGCGCGGTTTTCCTGGATCTTCTTTAATTTGATCTTTAATCGTCGTTCGTGAATTTTAAGAGCCTTCATCCAATCAATATCTTTCTCGAGAGAGTTAGCATATTCATCAGCTTCAACTTCATCAGCCTTCACTTTATTAACATCTCCTAAAGTGCCAGACTCTAGAGTTTCTCTAATTCTTCTTTTTTCTTGAAGCACTAACTTTCTAAGAAGTGCGGGTGTAAGTTTCTTGGACTTTGCCATTTCAATCCTCCGGAATAATATTACTTATTTCGCTCGAGTAGTTTGTTATCATTTTTTGGGTGAATCACTAAAAGCTAGTGCTGCCCAATTCTGCGATGATTCACCGAATAGGTCAGTGGGGTCATTGTTTGAAGCCATCAATGTAGCTGCATCACCGCCGGCAATTGGCCTTCCACGCTCTGCTGCGGCCTGCTCTTGCAACGTTGTTGCCGCTGTGTCTTCGAAGATCGCAGACATTATAGGATCACTGGTTATTGCTTGGGTATTTACGCGGGGTGCTGGCTTTTCAGGTTGCTTTTTTCCATAACTCGTATTGTCTAATGACGGATGAAGAGATCTTGCCTTCGGTTTCCTGGAAAGCTTTCGGGACCTACCCACAAGCTTCGAAGTATTACTTTCTTGTATCACCTCGTTTGTGTCACTAGCATCTAGCAAAATTTCAAATAAGCATTCTTTTACAAGAGCCTTCAAGTGGTCTCTAGTTACCTTCGCCATTATCCAACTCCATGGAAGCCAGCAGAGCCTGTGATATTGAGCGATGATCTTGAGATAGATGTTAATCCAGCAATAATCGTAAACCCAGTATCTCCAGCTCCGTCCGCCCTTAAAAATAGATCAGTGCACGCCATCTCAAAGCGAGAAGTTGCACCAACACCAGTTGATGCTGCAACGACAAAATAATTCTTATGTGTATTTTCCAGTTGCACAGCTGTTGGACGAGGGCTTGTTGTATCCCAAACTTCATTCTCCCACTCGTTAATCACACCAGTATTGACCGAGCCTGTAACAGCGCCGAGTCCATTAACACCGTTCTGGGTAAAACCTAAACGTAAATGTGAGCTGGCGTCCCCAGATCCGCTACAAGCGATCTCAAACCAGCGAGTAACACGGGGGAAGCTAATCTGAACTACATTTGCCGATGTG